ATTCCAATCTTCTTGTTTCTCTGGATATCGTTGGTCATATATTGTAACATCTGGAGTAAGTATTGGAGTTTCGTAATAGGAGCGTTGATTGCCTTTTCTATTCGTGTAAGTACGAACCCAATCAATGATTGTTTCAGGATCTAAATTATATATTTTTCCAAAATCACCACTTATACCAGATTCAAATATTGACACTAACTCATTCATAGAAATTTCAGGATATCTTTTTTTTAATACTTTAATAACAAGTTGTTCGGTTTCATTTGTTACTTTTTTAAATTGTCTTAAATATTCAAATGCTTGATTAATCATAATTCACTTAATTTTTTATCACCTATAATATTTAATTTATATTCTATTGATTCTTTAGTTGGTTCAATTTTTGTTCGCGCTATCCATCCACTAACAGAGTGTTTCCAAGATTTCATTTTGTTCTTTCCTACAACCCACCCAATACTTTCGTAGTAATCAATAAATCTTTTTGCTTGATAAGAGGCGGTTTTTTCATCCCACTTATTTAACATCTCTTCCTTTACTTGCTCTTCCGTTGGCTTATTAAATCCCTTACCTTGTACTTCTTTGGTTTGATAATCTACATCGTACTTGGAAAGCAAATCTATAACTTTTCTATGAATAGGACTTGATGGGTTTAACTCTGTTCCGTATTGAAACTTTACAAAGTCAATGCATAATATTTTCCCATCTGATAACCGCTCAAACTGATTTCCGTTATCTATATTTAACAGCATTTCTTCATCTACTTTACTTCCGATTACATAAGTTGCTAGAGTAAAGTTAGGCTTCCAGATACCAGCTAAATCGCATTTATCCCTTACATATTTAACCAAACATTTTTCTGTTGGAGTGCAGGACATAAACCATTCTTTTTCCCATATATCAGTATCAACAAATCTCTTAGGCATTTTCATAGTATTTTATATTTTCAGCAAATTCGTTATTACTTTCATGTCTCATAAAAGGAGCATATTGCAAGATAACCCTTTTATATTCTATTGAAATATTTAATTTTTCAGCAATATTATAAAGTTTTTCATAATAAGGGTAAAAATATGGATCTTTAACTTTAATATAATTTTCTATTGTTTTTCTTTGAGCACTCATTGGAGAATGATCTTGATAACCACAAATTATAGCTATTTCAACTATTCTCATAGGGAAATGCATAAAAATAAAATATGATAATGCTTGTCTTATAGAAGCTATGTTAATATAATTATCTTTTCTATAAACAACTTTTTTTGGATATCCTGTTTTCTTTTTTCTTAAATCTTGTATAGTAATATTGTATTCTTTACAAATTTCTTCTACTAATAGTTTTGCTTGATCAGGTGTGTTCATTTTATTTATTTTTTAAGTTATAATGTTTTTCATATATGTGCATATTACAAGCATAATGAAAATATGTGCCAGTTTCAATATTTAATTCATCGGCAACAAGTTTTTGTAATTTAGAAAAACAATATTGATCATTACAAAAACCATATACTAAATCATTGCTTCTCATTAAAACTTGTATATTTAATTTATTATCTGTAATATAAAAATTAATAACATATGTGCATATTGTATCTTTTTTGTACAAATCTATTTCTTTTCCGTCATATAATGAAATAGAAGCCTTTCTTGTTGTTTTATCATTTTTTAATAATTTAATAATTTTGTTTAATTGATTATTTCTCCTCCATTGATAACCATAATTTGAATTTACATTACAATTTTCATCCATCATGTTTTTCCAAATCTTTGCTTTTTTTGATATTTCTTCTGCATTATTATCTCCATTTAAATACCAATCCCATTCATAATCTGCGTAATCTTTATTCCATTTTCTCCATGATGTACTTATATTATTATCATTTGGATTTAATATATCAAAACCTACATTATAAAGCACTTTAGTATTATTTACTATAATGCCATAATTATTAATTAAATCATAGTAATATTCGAATGCTTCTTGAGCATTATCAAATTTTTTGTAATACATTATATTGATTTACCATTTAAAAAATCTATTAATTGGCTTTTATTAACATTTTTTTTATAAGTACCGTCTATTGATTCTAAAGTGGCTGTATCATAAGGATAATTACCTCTTATTACTAATACTCTAATAACCCAACCATCTTCTTTTTTTGGTAATACTTGTCTTAATTTTGTTAATGTTAATTTTTGGCCTTGTCTTACTGGTTCTTTATCATGTTTACTTTCTATTATTGATATTATTTTATTTTCATAATCATTAATAATCATATCTATATTATTAACAACCATTGTTTTTTTACAATAATTAGAAACAAAATAATTTAATTTAGAACCAAAATAATTAGGATCATATTTTTTTGACGAATGTTCCATTTATCATTTCTCCTTTTCTATTTTTTATTTGATTAAATGCTGAATTAACACAATCTTCAAAATTTAAATTACATAATTCTGATAAATTTACAAGAACAACAACACAATCACCAATAGCATCTATAATTTCTTCCTTATCTGATTTAAGTATAGATTTAGATAATTCGCCTGTTTCTTCTAATAATTTTAAAAATTGTGTTTTAGGATCCCCTTTTTTATAGATTCCTCTTTCTTTTGCCCATTGTCTAATGTCATCAAATTCGTTAGATAGTTTCATATTATTTGCGTTTTAATATCCATAATGTATTGCGTGATTGTTCTGGGAAAAATGGTGCCATAATTACACTCAATAAATTACTATCATAGTATTCTTTTAATGATTCAAACATTTTAACTTGCCATTCATTTAATAAATGTTTATAATCTTTAATTGACGCAAATGTTCCAAATTTCCTTTGAATAATAAAATATTTTTCAATATTTTGTTGCAATTCATTGTGTGAAAATTCATGTATTGCCACACCTCTTCCATCACCAGAATCATAGGTATGATTTCCAGCAGCGCCAACCTTTTCGTTGTAATTTGGAGTGCTTATATAGTATGTTGCATTTTCATTCCCGCAGTCTCTCATATTTATTAAAAAGGCATCAATATTTTGTTTGCCTACATGTTCAGCTACTTCAAATGAACATACTTTATCTCCTTGAAAATCTTTATAATTTAAACTTGGAAATATTAAATCATCAGCATAAAATTCAGCCCATTCTACAGGTTTAAATTTTTCTTTTGCAGCTTCTATTGTTTGTTTACGAATATCAATTCCAATGTATTTTTTACATTTAAATTTATTTCTATAAAACACTTCTAGCATGTTTCCTTTTCCACAACCGAAATCTACAACTGTTTCGCCAATTTTTGCTTCTTTAACAATATGAGACCATCTTAAATAATGGGCAAATTGATCACGATGAAAAACATGTCTTTCGAATGTAGATACTGGATCTAAATCTGTAGTATTATACTTTTTCATAATTTATTTAATTTGTGTTTTTACTTTATTTAATTGTTTAGAAATTAATTTACCATTAAATTTAACTTGGCAGTATTGTTTATCGTCTTTTTTACTTGTAAAAATTTTTATTACTTCACCAGTAATAATTGTTTTAGGTTTAGCGAAAGATTCAAATTGTACATAAGTACCAATTGTAATTTGTTCCATTTTTATTTGTTTTTGTTATTTAAATAATTATTCATTGAAGCTATATATGCAACAGCATCAAGTAAGTTGTCTTCTTTATGATTATAAGACTCACGAGATAATTTTAATGCTATTAATGCTTTATACAATATAGTTGCATCTACATTAAGTCCTGTCATAGCATTAAATAATTGAGCTGCACGTTCCATACCTTCTTCAAATGGACCGTATTGTCTTTCTTTTTCTTCAGATCTTAAATTTACTATTTCATTTGCTTTTTCTAAAATATTCATAAATTTTATTTATAAGTTTCTATAATTACTTCAAGTTTATCCCTTGACCATTTCTTTGTTCGTTGTTCGGCTTCTGCTTCCAATCTCAAAACAAATTCTTCGCCATACCTTTTAACCAATCCTTGCCTGTATTTAATTAAGTTACCAGATAAATACATATTGCAGCGAATACATTGTCCGTTGGTGTTAAAATAACCTATATCGTGGGGTAAAGCAAATCGCAAAGCAGAGTGTTGTCCTTGTGAAAAGTAATGTCCTGCTTGTTGTACTTCTGCTCCACAACTTATACAACCAAGTTCTTTGTCTCGCTCTCGGATATGAGCGTTGAATTTGTCTTGAGCCTTCTTTAGTAATTTGGGAAGGGGAATTAGTTTAGCCATTAGAACGGAAGGTCGTTTGGTGGAGTGTTATCGTGAGTAAACTTCGTGTTCGGCTTTTGCTTAAATTCAGATTCCTCTGGCTTCCACGTATCAATTGAAATTGAAACATCTTTGCCGTATTGGTCTGGCTCTGCCTTTACGTTAATGTTTACTTTGATAAATCGG